TACCGAACGTGCGTTTCGTATTTCTCAGTATGTATTATAGCATCCTTTCCAGAAAATTCTTCATAAGCACTAATAAAAATCGGAAAATAGTGCCAACAGTTTGGAGGAATATAAGGAGGAGACATACACACAAAGATGTGGTCAAATTTATAATTATCAAACTTATAATTTTCTTTTTCTACATTCAAATAATTTGGAACAATCTTAGCATTAAGTTCATTACGCTTCTTGTTTGCACTATTCTTGTTTCCAATCCAGGTAAAAGATTTTATTTTATTATGCACCGCTAACCAAGCACCCCAGTTTCCCTCATGAACTCTATCATGATTTAAGATTTCGTATAACTCCCTTTTATACGCATCCTCACTTGATAAATCATCATTACCAATATAATCTCCACCAAATATATCATCATGATGGTCAATATTAATTAGATCAATATTATTATAATTTGAGATACTGAATAAAATAGAATCATGATCATATCCAAAAGAAACGTTATCACAAGTCTTTAAACATTTTAAAAACAAGTTATAACAAAATAATAAATTGGATTTATCAATATAAAAGTTACTTTCTTTTAAATCATATTCGCTGAAAAATCTATCCCACCTAATTGTTGGATTATTATGATGTAGGACACCACTATAATCCTCAATAGTAGGACTCATGATATAATCCAGATCAATGCTAAGAACTCTCACTACTTAAGTGCTTCAGAATACTTTGATATCACTTCGACAGTTGGTTCAACGATAGTCAAAATATTCTCGGATCTAAGCATAATATCATTATCACTAGTAATATCTAACCATTTAGAAATAGAACCATCAGAATTTAAAACACACACATCAGTAAGTTTACAATCAGGTTCTCCAAGCTCAGCATTTACTTGCTCAATTTTAGCGATCAAAGTAGTTTGATTTAAAAGAATTAGACACTTAATCATCAATTTCTCCCACCTTTTCTTTATAGATTTTTACAAGTTCATCAACAGGTTCTGCAATCGAAATTACAGAATTCATAGTAACATAAAATGTTTGTTCTTTTGCCAGAGGAATCCATGCAGAAAGAACCATTTCAACGGCATCAGATTTTTGTTCTTCAGTCAAAAGTTCATGTTTAAATTCTTTAAGACTTACATTTTGTGGTTTTGTCAACTTATATGCTTGACACTTATCTTCAATAATAACTTCTTTTACATCAGAAATTACTTGATTTCCATTGTTAAAAACAACTATCTTAATAGACATTTAGAATTTTACTCTCAATTAATTATAACATTAAAAAAGAGGGGTGTCTACTGGATTGTGCCAGTAACCCCTCTGGTTGCGACGACGATATTCAGTTTTATTTAGGTGTGAGTGCGTATGCTCCGTAGGAAGTTGCTGCGAGTGCTGCAATGATTGCTAAAATTGACATAGGTGGCGGATTAGGGAATGATGGGGGAAAGGACCAACCAACTAAAAAGAGAAAGGGTCGATCCAATAATTACTGTTGGTACTGTGAAGTTCATAATAAAGCCTCCGTAAGTACATAATTATATATCAATTATGTATCATAGTGATACAAAAGTCTGTATCAACCGCCACAAAACTTGAAGCAATTGTTAAGATATCAAAACCAATCTTTCCTTTTGTGTGCTTCCGGAACAATTTTACCCAAAACGATGCTTAGAAGCCCATCCTCAAAAGTAACTGATCTAACTTCCGTATCTTCAGAGAGTGTCCACGCTCGTGTAAACGACCGTTGAGCCAGACCTTTGTGCAAATACTGAGTTTCCGTCTCTTTGTCTTCTTTCTGGCCTTCGACAAAGAGTTTACCGTCTTGTGTGTAGACATAAACTTCTTTCTTTTTAAATCCTGCTAGTGCTAGTTCTAGTCTCGATTCTACGTTACTGACCGTGACTAGATTATATGGAGGATAGTTTGATGTCGTTTCGTGCAGATTAAACAGACGATCAAAGTATTCATCCATACCGATGCTATTCCTATTTATGCGGTCTAGCAGCTGATCCAAATTGGCAGCATTATACTTCATTAAGTTAGTCATTTGTAGCTCTCCTAAAAGCGAGATTGCGTTGTGTGGACCCCGAAGGCATCCATAAGTATATATTAACACAAGACATAAAAAAGGGGGTAGTGAACCCCGCATCTTTTTATTCGGTTTCCTCTGCCCGTTTTTTCTTTGAACCAATATTGTACTTGGTCTCGAGAATCCAATCATTTTTGTCTTTGTAAGCAAGAACCTTGATTTGATTGAGTGGCGCAATATCAACAATTTTACTTACATCAACAATACCAATAAGACCCCAATCAGCAAGCAGTTGAGCAATACGATTACGACGCTGAACGTCATTTTGTGTCAGATTTGCATGTTTGCCGTCAAGGGCAAACAGTTCTTTAAAGTGTACTAAAAAATATCTACCTTGTTTGTGCAGAATATGACAACTCTGATAGATTTTTTTCTCTTTTCTGGATGCGACTCCAATTCTTGTAAGTGTTTCACGCACTTTCAGAAAGTCATCTGGTTCACTCAGAACGACTTCTACCATCTGTTCTGGTGTCCATGTCACTTCAGGTTCTCTAACAACGCTCATTTCTTTCCTCCAGTGTCAAATTTTGATTTAATAAAATTGAGTTGTTCTTGTGTAAGAATTTTCAAAGCTTGTTTTGCCTTTTCATTACTATATCCATAATAACGCTTGACATAATCAAGATCTTTGATTTTATCTTGTCGGATCCAGGGAGAAAATCTCTTCTTTTTCCTCACAATATTTATAAGAAAATCATATTGCATCTTCTTTGGGAGAAAGTGATACTGATTCAACTCATTAGCAAACATCAAAGTATCAATGTGCCCAGAGAAACAACGATTAACAATATAAGGAGGATATTCCTTCTCAATAGAAGGATCTTCATCAATCAGATGCTTCTTTGTCTGATTGATACTGTTCAACCAATCCTTCAATTCCATAATTAAAAAGCAGTAGTTCCTTGCGTTCTTTTTGTTCTCTCATATATTCACCTACGGAGCGCATAGTATAGGTGAGATCAAACTCTCCAGTTTGATATTCTCTGAATCGATCCTTAATCAACTGAGAAGAATTATAAGATATTAATTGAGGACCAATAAATCTATCACAGATAGTAGCAAAAGCATCATGGTCAAAACCTTTGTGCATTGATCCCTTCTTACCATATAAATTAGATTCAATTTCATATGGAGGATCAAGATAAGTAAAACACTCTCTACTATCAGTAAGAAGTTCTTGATATCGAAGATTGGTAATTTTCCAGTCTTTAATTATCTGAGTGTATCCTTGAAGTTTTTCAATTCCTCGCATTGAGAAGTTTGAGTAAGATGCCTGCCTGCTAAAGGATGAGGACTCAGTGAGACCAGAAAAAGAGCACTTGTTAATAACGTAGAAAGCACAAGCGCGATATAGAGGGGAAACGGAATCATCATTTACAAGTTCCTTTGATTCTAAGAATAGACCTTTTGCAGAACTCTCATCAGGATAACGGGACTTAAGTTCTTGAAGTCTTTTATATAGAGCATACCCATCATCCTGCAGAGTCTTCCAGAAGTTAACTAGAGGTTCATACAGATCATTTACCCAAATATCAAGGTGAGGATATTTCTTAGTGATATGAATTGCTACACTTCCACCACCAAGAAATGGTTCTCGATACTCCTTATAATCACGAAGGTCTGGAATATATTGTTCCATTTTGGTGCAAGCACGAGACTTACCACCAGGGTAGCGTAAAGGTGTTTTAAGTGATTTCATAATCAACAGGATGATATTTCAAAAATTCCCAGAAAGTCATCTTCATTTCTTTCTGGGTCATACCACAATGTTTTGCAGCAGCAGGTAGAGTCATTTTAGCACGAAACAAACCAAAGTTTGCTTGCTCTACAAGTTCGGGAGTTGTTTTCACTTTTGGTTCAACCAGATTATTCATATTAATGTTTAGAAGACTCATGTTCAATAAGCGAGTTTACACTTTCAGACATTACACGATAACCAGAACCAACATAAATTTGTCCAGTAACAACAGCAATTGTTGCGATACCCCAAAAAATATAATAAAACCTTGACTTTACTTGAGCTTTAAGTTTTTTCTTTTTCATAATCAGAGAACCAACTTCTTACTAGGTGCTTTAATTACTGAGAACATTTCATTATACTGCTCTTCAATTTGTTCTTGAGTATCTGCGATATACACAATATACTTTTTAGTAACTTCCAGTTCCTCATTCTTACCTTTAAGAAGAGGAGACCAGGGAGCAAATCCCATCTGACCCTGACCAGTAGGGACAGCAACAATGGGATTGCAAAAGACAATAGAGTCTTCTTTTTCTTCAATCAGGTCTGCAACGACATCTTCGCCAGACCACATACGAATCAGTTTAACATTCATTTGAATTCACCTATGTCTAATAATTTCTTGAAAACACTCTTTAACAGAATCACAAAATCCAGTAATGTGATTATCACCTTCCTCCAGATTCCAAATATATTCACCTAGTATTTCACCAGGATAATTTACATCTTTGGATAGTTCAATCTGAATTTTCATTTGAATTCACACTCCACCATAAGTTCAGTTAGACAAGCAAGCATATTTATTTCTTGATCCGCCACGAACGCACTCTGGTACTGATACTTAGCAAGAACGAGCACAGCAGCAGGAATGCTAGCGTTTGTAAGGGATGCATAAAGAGCATCGTAAATACGACGCATAAGTACAGTAGTATCATTGTCCAGATTAGATACCACCCACTTCCGAACTTCAGGAAAGTTCTTTTCTTTAAGATTTTTAATGAGATCATTAACAGCAACGTCAGAGAAAGTAGCAAGAATACCGGAGTCAATCTTTCCACTAACAGAATAACGCTGGCACTCATTCAGCACTCGTCGCCAATCAGGGAAGTGCTTATTAACTAGTTCTACCAGGACCTTGTTATCATATTCAACACCTTCTGCATCCAGGATTTGTTGGATACGTTTGAAGAACTGTGCTGCGATACCTTGACGTTCTTTTCCCTTGATTCCAAACTCAACGACGGCACATCGCGAGTGGAGGGGTTCAAGGATTTTATTTTTGTAGTTACAGGTGAAGATGAATCGGCAGTTACCAGCAAACTCCTCAATAAACGCCCGTAAGAGGAGTTGTACATCGTTGGATGTGTTATCTGCCTCATCAATGATGATGACTTTGTGTTTAGCATCTGCCGTAAGTGAGACGGTCGAAGCGAAGTTCTTCGCATTGTTTCGGACAGTATCGAGGAATCTACCCTCGTCGGATCCATTGATGACATAAACATCTACTCCCAGTTCGTTACAAAGTGCCTTTGCTACTGTAGTCTTACCAATACCAGGAGGTCCCGCAAGTAGCATGTTTGGGATCTCACCTTTATCTAGGAAAGATTGGAAGGTTTTTTTAGTACTCTCTGGGAGAATACATTCTTCAATTGTCTTAGGGCGATATTTTTCAACCCAAATAAAATCACTCATAACAAAAAAGAAAATCATTTACTAGTTGTTCTGCTTTTTCTTTGCCGAACTTACTACTCAAATACCCACTGACAGGATCAAGACGTTTCATGTATTTGTCAAAATCTCTGTAAGTAGAATGGACAGCAAACCCACTAGGTTTCTTAGATTCTAGCATTTCTTTGTATGCATGTAAATAAGCAGCAAAGTCATCCAGATAGTCATTTACTTCCGACATTGTGCATTTGCGAACAAATACATTTTCAGAGAAATGATTACCTGGCTCGAAGAATCTAAATGTTCCTTCTGCCTTAGGAAGATCTGGATGAGAGAACAAATAGTTTTCTACCGGATGTTGAAAGTCAAATACAATGATGACCTTCTTATCAAAGAAACCCATCAAATCCATTCCAAAACAAGGTAGATTCTCTCCTGTCCTTGGGTAGATGATGTTGTTATAGATACAGGATTTTTCATCCCAAATCTCAACTTCTCTAGACTTGATAATGTATTTGCTATTGTAGAGTTTGGCAGAAAGAGAAGTTCCATTCTCTTCCCAGTCTGCCCAATCTCCAATGTTTTCTAGATCGGGGAAAGTATTGAAAATGAGTTTTTTATACTCATACCAAAGATTACTCACACCCATTCTGGTTTACGCTCCGGCATACGACGATAGTTATCCTTTACCCAAGGTTTAGATGCAATATACATCTTATACTTACTGTAGATATCAACGGTATCATACTTGAATTCATCAGGACCAGCAAAAACAAATGGTGTCAATTCACTTTTATGAGCAGCATCAATAGGGAAAAGTTTATTTGCATATGCAAGAGTCGCAAGACATGAATGAATTTTTCCATAACGATTGGAATACTCCTCACACAATGCCAGTCCATGACGAATTAACCACCGTGCATTTGCCACTGTTTCATTTGCCCAAATGGTGCAGGGGTGATTGCGAAAAGCACCTTTTTCCGTAGCATAGGGTGTGCCGTCTGCCTTGGGCAGAGTGCCGTATCCGTGCCCCCACTTCTCTGACGCTACGATAGAGAGCATCTGACAGCACTCTAGGGGCATCTTGACGACATGCTTGTCAGGTAGAACCTGTGCCGAAACAACGGGGTCAGGGTCAGATACAAAGATGTTCATAATGAAAGTTGAATAATTTTGGATGCATCAATGACTGCAAAAAACGATTGCAGTCCAACAACATCCCAAGTTTTGATTGATACGGCAAATGGAATCATCATGCACCCACCAACCAATCTGAATGTACATCCAATTCTAACATCCAGATACAAAAGAAGGAAGTATCCAATCAACAAACTGGCACTTCCTATAATTCGCAAAGTATTTGCATTCATGATAATAGTTTGCTCATACTAATTGCTAGAAGGAACGAAAGCATTACTACAACGTCCCAGGCTTTGGTCTTTATAAAAAATGGGATAGAAATAAGGTCAGCAATAAAGTTGATTATAACTCCCCATAAAAGATTGACGTGAAGAATAATAAAGTAGGCAGCAATAACACCAATACTGCCTATAATTCTCATTGCCGTTATTGTATTCATCCAAATGTAGAATCAGGTTCTAGAGCAATATAATACTTCAGATTGTGCTGAGTGTTGGTAAATTGTGACAGAAGTTTAGAAGACACCACAACGTCATAAGCACCAGGAATAATCTTGATGTTTTCTACTTTGAAGTTAAAACTAAACTCTTTATCAGTCTCACCAACTACAATTGCATATTCGTTAGAAGTATCGTTTTTCTTATCCCGAACAACCAATTTAATCACACCTGCCTCACCAATTGCAGAGAGGTCAGGCAATTGATAAACCGCTGCTGCTTTCACCAATTTCTCAAGAGTTACGCTGTCCATCTGGAAACAAACATCTTGAGTGGGAAGTTGAATCTCCTTTTCGGGAGGAGAAACAATTACATTAGGGTCGGCAAAGAAATACTTCACACGACGCTTACCCTCTTTGATACTCAGATAAGATTCTTGCTGAAAATCAAGGTCAGGATCTTGATGAAGAGTCAGTCCATTCAGAAACTGATTCAAATCATAGATAGCAAAATCACGAGGAAACTCTTCTTTGATTTCTGCTTCGGCAAGAATGTTCTTTGCCACAGAAATAGTTCGGAGTTTGTTGCCCTGCTTCACAAGAATCGAGTTGTTGATTCCAGCAAAGTTCTTAAGAATAGCGAGGGCATTATCAGACAGTTTCATTGTGTGTTCTTTTAGTTTCATTTTAAATTTTTAAAAAGTTCAAAGTCCTTTTTGTAGTATTCTACTATTACATCACGAACTTTATCACAGATTGGAATGTTATGGGAATGATCATACTCAAGAAAAGCATAAGAAACTTCATTAAATTTGAAATCCAAATCAAAGTTTGAATTTATCCATCTAACAAAATCATATCCCATCCCATTTTCATACTTCCACAAATACACACTATCATCAATATATTTGTATTGTGGAAGAGAATAGGGATATCGATTCAAAATGTTAAAAATAATATTCCTAACATTTTCGGAGGATGTTTGATTTAACACGTCATCAAAATAATTATAAGGAAAATTACCAAAATTTACAATCATTTTTAAAACAGATAAAAATCTATCAAAAGGATTTCTAATGACTGCAAATTTTTTTACGCTACTAACACCTTCAAGTTCATTATAGTACGGACATGGAAGATGAGTCAAATCATAACCATCAATTCGATCATCAAAATCAAAAGAATTGAACTGTACCTCAAATTTGTTGAAAAGAAATAGAGAAGAAACATATCTTCCCGCAGTTCGCGGAATATGTATGTGATATATTTTTTTACAATTTCTTGATGTATATAGAGGCATTATTGGGGATAAGTTTCACGTTGAGCATTCTTGTCATTGAAATGCATTAGAAGAACAGCATAATGCAGAATCTTCATAATGTCACGCCGGGCAGTGCCCTTCTTATCATAACGAGAGGCATACTTGAGGATGTTAGATCGGCAGAATGCTTCACCGTCACCACAAGCTTCAATCAAATCAAGAGTCTGAATTTTGTCATCACCAGCAGAATAGTGCTGATTGTAAGTTCCATTAATATATTCAGACAATTCTTTGAGGATCTTTTCCTCACTATATTTGTAATTGTTGTTTCTAGGCATACCAAGGTCAAATGTAATTGTATCTGTACTATAAGTACTCATAGAGCTATGGTAAGGAGCATATTGTCCAGCACCAAAATCAATAGTATCAATTCCTTCTCCTCCAGAGATTATAGTATCTCCGGCGATATTGATATTGAATGTGTCAGATTCGTTCATTTCATCATAAAGCAAACTCCAAGCATTAGTCATTATATCAGGACTCCACTTGCTCGTCAACGGGCATTTCGAAATCAGCATCTACCTTATCATACAGTTCAAGGAATGCCTGTTTGGTCTCATCGTCAAAACGATTCACACAAACTTCAATTGCCATCGCCTTATCACCAAAGATACGGAAAGCACGAAGAATGTGAACCAGGCGACGAGTACTGATGATTTCCTCAATACCACCATCATAGAAGGTCTTACGGATAATATCTGCCCAATCCACCAAACGCTTGCAGAAATCGGGAGCAACAACCTTCAAGTCGCTAGAGACACTCTCAAGAATTTTGATTTCTTGTGCAGGAGTCGGATATGCCTGCTCAAAGGTCACAGGGAAACGCTCAAGAAATGCTTCATTCAGAACATTAGTGCCGATGAAGCGACCATCATCAGAACCCTTACCCTTAGTGTTAGCAGTAGCAAAGATTTGGAATCCCTCGGCAGGTTTGACAAACTTACCAATCTTCTTCAGGAAGACACCTTTCCCTTCCAAGACCGATTGAAGGCAAAGAATCTTGTTGGAAGCCAGATCAATCTCGTCAAGCAGTAGAATCGCACCGCGCTCCAAGGCTTCGATGACCGGACCATTGTGCCAAACGGTTTCACCGTTGACAAGACGGAATCCACCAATAAGGTCATCTTCATCAGTTTCAATAGTAATGTTTACACGGATGAGTTCCCGACCAAGTTGAGCACATGCTTGTTCAACCGAGAAAGTCTTTCCGTTACCGGACAGTCCCGTAATAAACGTTGGATAGAATAGACGGGACTGAATAATTTTTTTAATAGGACCGAAGTTGCCAAACTTGACGAAGGTATCATCTTTTTCGGGGATAAGGTTTTGCTGAACTGCAGGCATGGCAGCAGGAGCACTATAAGACACTTCCAAATCTTGGACTGTCTCTTTTGTTACTTCCAGATTCCATTTACCACGACCAACTTTATATTGAGAC